TGCCATGGATTTTCATCTTGTAAGTTTGTGCCGCCTACAACACCCCAAGTAGTAGCATGTTTACCGTGTGCCTTTTGTAGTAGTAAAAACCTTCGCGTAGATTTAGCACAAAAAAGTGCTCCGCTACAAACGATCTGATCTGTTATAGTTCTATTCTCCATTGGCCTGCCAAATATTCACCTTCAAATGACTTAACCCAAGCATTACCTACCCACTTGAATTGTACTCCAGTGTATATATTAGTTTGCCAGACCATAGTGTCTGATTCTTGATTGCTGTCAAAAATCACATTCCACTGTGTGCCATCCCATTCTATTATATCATTAGCATGAGCAACTAAATTACCCCAGGCTGTTGCCGGAACAGTATTATCTTCAGAACCAATATCTTCAATAATCAACAATCTATCACCAGTTGAGGGATTTGGTAAGTTTACCCCAGGTGATTGTTGTAAGGGATCGATTATTCGATCAAATTTACCTCTTGCAGATGCTTGATCAAAACCCTGGTCAGTCATCATTAAGCCGTTAGAGTCAATTAATGTGTCGGACTTTAGTGTATCTATATCCCAGTTTGCTGTCAATACAGTACTGTCAAGCGGATTAATGCTAATTGTGCCTACAATTTCCACCCCGTCGGGTTGTGTTAGATAAATTTGACTTGACCCATCTATAAATTTGCCAGGTGCCGCCTCTAAAACACTTGACCAATCTTCAACTAGCCCTGTGTAATCTGGAATATCATAACCTCCAGCTGTTTCAATCCATGATTTTTTTAACAATGTAACATTTTGTCCATAAACTGCAACAGGATAAGGACTATTAGTAATTGATTGTCTTGATAGTAAACCAGACATGGTAGTTGTCGATCCGCCTGTTGCTTGACCTAAACCGTCGATATATGCATCGGTTATAAGTGTCAGCATTTGAATACAAACTAGTAATAATATTTGTAATGACACCAAGATGTTTGATCTTAACAGGCGGACTGATCCAAATTGGAGTCTCAAAAGTTAACGTAGCAATATCAATAGGACTGTCATTACCTACTGGTACTGTTCTGCTAGACCAGTTAGTTCCGGTTAATGTTAAAGTACTTAAACTAGTCCAGTCAATATAGTTGTCTGTTGTTTGCAGTTCTAAACTTGGATTAAACAAAACTAAAATTTGTTCAAGAATTTGTAATTTTTGTTCTGTGCTAGTTGACCAAATGTCACACTTCATTGTTAATTTAAACGGAGTTGGCATTAGTCTTTCAACAGTATAGTTTCTTCCTTGCCCTGCTGTATAAGTTGGCTGAGACGGGTTGCTATTATCAATATCTCGTTCTCTAATATGTAGTTTGCCAACAAATGTGCTGTCGCTTAATCTATCCTTATCTAAATCTAGTGCAGAAATATAAACAGCAATTCTAGGCGCGGCATTTAATTTATTTTCACTGTTTTGTCTAATAATAGACGCACTTTGTCTATCTGCGTCACCGTAAGTGACAGGAACTTGAACTAGTGTACCGTCACCATATTTGACAACAAAGTTACTAAGAACTCTAATTGTTTGTAACAGGTAACGTCTTATTTGTCCGTCGTAAAAGAATTGCATTATAAATCTGCCTTGGGTCTTAGAGCCTTACTTAGGCTTTGTTTTTGTGCTTGTCTACCGTTGCATAGACTTAATTTCCAAGTACCGTCATATGGTAATGGTTCGGGTAAAGTAATTAATACTTTTCCGCCGCTATTAGTTATCATGTTCTGATGGTCAGCAACTACGTAAGAAACTTCAACTGTATCTAATTTAAACACAACATATAAAGAAGTTACAAAATCTATACTTGTAGCTATTGATGTTTGTGTGTTTGTTAGCAATATATAATCAAAGCCAACTGCTTGGTCATAGATAAATTTACTATCGTTATTAATAAAGCTAGTCTTTAATGTCTGACGTTCGTTGTTATTAGTCATATTCATACGAACTGCATCTTCAACTTTGACCCATCTCACACCATCAAATCTAAACAGTCTATTAGGCAAGAAATCTGTTCTTAAAAAGTAATCATCTTGACCAGCATTGTCCGGAAATTGTATCCCGTGGCCAAATTGTGCTCCTGTATTAAGACCGTTAGGCGCCCAGCCGTCGCCTAATAAATATCCAGAATACCCAGATCTAATAGGCTTATTAATTGTTTGACTAGTTAAGTAAGATTCGTTGCTAGCATCCAGAGCTGTTTCGTCGGCAGTTTGTAATAAAGTTTTTCCATCAGCACCTACGGCTAAAGTATAAAACTGCCTAGTTTCGTATCCACTCTTTGCGGCATCTGTTTCTGCTTCAGAAATGATAGCATTGTTAATAGCTATCTCAGTCCCTCGTGTACTTAACAAGTCTGCTAGAGTAGTACCGTCAGTAACTGGATCACCGTTGGCATCAAGTGCAGGTTGTTGTAAAATATCTGCAAATTGTTGACTATCGGATATTCGTTTAAGTCTTAGTCTGTATAGATGTGGATACCATGTAGCACTGAATCCCTCGCTAGCACGGCCAACGTCTTCAATAACATAATATCTAGGAAGACCGATGTCAAAGTCATTTAACGCAAAATTATCTTTTAAATGAGGTAGTTCTAATACATCACCACTCATTGGTTTACGACCTATATATTTAATAAAGTCGTTTATGTGTACAGTCATGTATAAGGTATCGTTATCAATGAATAACCCAAATTGACTTAAATTAAAGTCAATGTTTTGTACATTATACAAGCCTCTAATTCTGTAAATTTCTTGATCGTATTTTCTATCACGATTTTCTAAAAATAATAAATCTTGAATTTGTGTATGATCTTTAGCAACAGTATTACCGTTTTCGTCAGTAGCTTCTGTACCTATATATTTGTGCAAATACACATCAGTACCGCCAACCTGAAACATCTCAGAAATCTGGCGATCTATAAACTTGTAATCTTGCCCTCTTTCGGGCTTGTATAAAGATAATCGTGGCATAATGATATTTATCGCTTGATAAATATACTAGGAGAACTAAAAATGGCAGATTCTACTTCACTAATTGAAAGAAACAAAGTATTCGACTATGTACGCGATATGCTAGGTGACGGCATGGTTGAGGTAGAGCTAGATCCTAAACACTACGAAACTGCACTAAATCGTGCTATTACTAAGTTTAGACAGCGTAGTAGTAATTCTGTAGAAGAAAGTTACATGTTCTTAGAGCTTATTCAGGATGTTAATGAATATCGTTTGCCTGATGAAGTTGTCGAAGTACAAAGCATTTTTAGGCGTGCTATTGGTAGTCGTAGCGGGTTAGGTGCAGGCGGAACATTGTTCGAGCCGTTCAACTTGGCGTACACTAACACCTACTTACTGAGCGGCACTATGATGGGCGGACTAGCAACATACGAAATGTTTGCCGGCTATCAAAAATTAGTAGGGCGTATGTTTGGTAGCTACATTGAATTTAAATGGAAACCAACTAGCCATATTTTAACGATTCTCCAACGTCCGTTTGCCCAAGGTGAACAAGTGTTACTACGCACACACAACTATCGCCCAGACTTCGTCTTACTACAAGACATTTACGCAAAACAATGGTTATATGATTATACCCTAGCAACTTGCAAGATTATGCTAGGACAAGCTCGTAGTAAGTTTGGCTCAATCGCTGGCCCGCAAAGCCCTATTCAATTAAATGGTACAGCGTTGCTAGCTGAAGGTAACGCAGAAATTGAAAAACTCGAAAAAGAAATCGTAGATATGGTTCCGGGCGGCACACCATTAACCTTTGTAATTGGCTAATAAATTTCTTGATATACCTTTAATATTGTTATATACTAGTCTTGTCTAGGAGGCTATATGATTATAGGTGTGTGCGGTTTTATCGGTAGTGGTAAGGATACTATTGCTGATTATCTTGTAAATTTCCACGGTTTTCGCAGAGAAAGTTTTGCCAACAGTTTAAAAGACGCAGTAGCCCATGTGTTTGGTTGGGATCGAACTATGCTAGAAGGGCGCACTAAACAAAGCAGAGAATGGAGAGAACAGCCAGACGAGTGGTGGAGCAATCGTTTAGGGCGAGAGGTAACCCCTAGATTAATGTTACAACTTTGGGGTACAGAAGTATGTCGTAAGGGCTTTCATGACGACATTTGGATTGCAAGTTTAGAAAATAAACTGCGTAACAGTACAGACGATATTGTTATCAGCGACTGTCGTTTTCCTAACGAAATTAAGTCTATTCGAGACGCTGGCGGAATCATTGTATGGGTAAAACGAGGAGAGCTGCCTGAATGGTATCAGGATGCTGTGAACACCAACGAAGGACGCGGTAACATGAGCTGGTTAATAAGCAAAGATCGACTAGCTAAATTAGGTATTCATGCTAGCGAAACAGCCTGGGTAGGCACAGACTTCAATGCCGTGTTAGATAACAACGGTAGTATTGACGAACTGTTTAGTAAGGTCAAAGATCTGGTGTCAAATCACCTTGGCGCCACTGAACCCCTTCTTTATGAAGAACACGCTGGCAGTTCGCACATATCGTCTTAAGATTATTAGGACGGCAGTTGTTTAAGTTGCCGTCCACTGATTCTTTTTTAAGTAACCTTGTTGTGCCCAACGAGGTTGTTTAGGGGTTGCGCCACGAGCACAAGTATCGCATTTTTTCCTATAGAAAACTTTTCCTTGTTTGTAATAATTTACAGCACAAGGTCGTTCACCACAGGTTTTACATAAAGGACGCATAGCATTATTTATAACCGCCCTTTTTACTGCCCTTTTCTAGGTGTTAATGAGGTACAAAAAGCCAAAATCCACTAAATACAATTAGGAATAGTATTCATGGAGATCAACAAATGGCTCAACTAAATTCACCAGGCGTAGCGGTTACAGTAATCGACGAAAGTTTTTACACACCAGCAGCCCCAGGTACAACACCATTAATTATCGTTGCTAGTGCTGAAAATAAAGCAAACAGCGCGGCAACTGGTACAGCAAAAGGCACACTAAAAGCCAATGCTGGACAAGTTTATTTACTAACAAGTCAAAAAGACCTAGGCGATACTTTTGGTATCCCTACATTTAAAACTGATGCAAACAACAACCCAATTCATGCTGGTGAACAGAATGAATATGGTTTACAAGCCGCATACAGCTATTTAGGTTCAAGCAACCGAGCTTATGTTGTTCGTGCTGATTTAGATGTAGCACAATTAAATGCTACAACAACTGCACCAGTAGGCGAAGCCGATAACGGTACTGTATGGTTTGATACCGCTAGTACATTATATGGAGTATTCCAATGGAATGCTGCCAGTGCTAGTACAGCC